TTTTTCTCGTCAATCTCATCTTCATTGACAATAGCTGTAGCTTCAAAGTCTGCACTAATTAAGTGTGTAATCTTGTATTTTTTCATTAAAGAGTTTCTTCAACATCCAACTCAAATTGATATAAAACATTACCATCTTTGTCTGCTCCAACTCCACCAAATTCTTGAATATCATTTGTAAGATGCACAGTAAAAGGAACGTTATCATAAGTGACTACTGAATCATCTGTTAAAGCTGTTAATAAAGGTGGCTCTATAGTAAGTGTTGCTTCATTTGAGCCATCTGCTGTCACATCAGCAACAACCATATAAACTTTATTATGTGATGCAAACTTTATGTAGTCTCCAGCTTTTAAAGTTCCTGTCATGCCATCAACTGCAATAGTTGTATCTCCTACTGCGTGGACACCATTAACTAATACTGTTCCACTTACATTACCTCTAGCATCTTCTATTTCAGGTGGAATTATTGTAAAGTTTTCTTTTCTTGATCTTTGTTTCATTATAAAAGCCATAAGTTCTCCATAAACATCTGATCTTTTTGCTACAATTATTCTAGCTGTAAAACTAAATCTTTGATTGCCAACTTGTCTTGATAATTTTTTACCTGATATAGATTTTGATATTAAAGTATCTTGTGTTGATCTAATACCTAATGTTTCAAATTTTGCAGTTGATATTGGAAAAGCACCAGCCATTATATTAACTCTCCTCTACCTTTTTCAGTTAAAGCACTATTTATAATAGATGATATTGTTCCTCTGTTTTCTATAAGTGCTTGGTCAAATCCTCTTGAATCTATTGTGTTAATTGTAAAGTTCACATTTACTGCTCCACCACCTGTACCTCTAGCTGATTGTGTTATTTGACCTGATGAGTTTGGTATAAACATTTCTGCTCCTCTTTCTCCTACAATAGTTGGCTGTCCTTTTCTAACAGCACCACCTGAAGCAAATAGTTTAAAACCACCACTTCCACCACCACTACCACCACCCATAGCCATAAGTAAAGCTTGTAGCACAACTTGTTTTTGTTTTTCTTTTGTGATGTTTTTTTCCATAGCCAATTTATCTTTGTCTTGTTTAAATATTTTGTCTATTAAGAATTTTTCTATTGTAAGCAACATTATTCTTTCAATCATTTTAGCAAGTACATCTACTAATAAATTTTGTGCTAATTCTTTAAATGACATATTAAGAGATTTACCAAGAACAACTGCTTCAGCTATTGATCTTGATACTCTAGTTGTAAAAGAATTTATAGTTCCAAGTATTTCTGATGATAAAGAAAATTCATTGTTTTGTTTTCTTAATTTAGACAATAGTTCTTCAGCGAGAGTATCTTGTCCTTTTACTGATTTTTCTATTTTTTGTTGTTCGTCAAAAATATTTCTGTTTGCACCTATAATTCTTTCAAGTGATTTTTGCTCTGATTTTTTTACTGCATCAACAAGTTTTTTATTAGACTCAAATATGTTAAAGTGTATTTTTTCTTGTTTTTCTAATTCTTTTGTTATTTTTTTTTGACTTTGTATTTGTGGTAAAAGCATTGTTGGGTCATAAGCTTTTTTATTTGCTTCTAAATTTTTATTAATTTTTTCTTCAACATCATCTATTGCTTTTCCTAAAGCAAAAAAAGTAGCTGTCGCAGTAGCAACTGAAGTTGCAACTAGGGCTAATCCAACACCACTCAATGATACTAAAGCCCTCATACCAGCAACAATAGGTATTAATGCTCTACCTATATCAATAAATGTTTTTGCAATTTTTATAGATATAAAAGTTTTAAAAGCTATTACTACTTTGTCTGAGTGTTTAGCTAAAAATTTAAAACCATTTACTAATCTTTCAACTGCTACAGCTAAACCTGTTCCTATAGTAATTGCAATTTTATCCATTGTTTCTGAGTTTTGCTCTAATGATTTATTCAAATCTCCAAATTGATTTTTTAACTGAGCAAAAAAACCAGCATCTAATAAAACTTTTTTGAAATTAAAAACTTTATCTCCAATCATTGATAAAGTTCCCTGTAATGTTTTTGCTAATTCATCAGTTGACTTTCCAAACTTTCCACCTCTACCAAATACTTTATTAAAAGCTTCTACTGTTTCTTCTATTGAAACTGTTGCTCCAGCTTTAAAGCCAAGCATATTTCTTACACCTTTTTCTCTAAATAAATCTGCCGCACCAATACCAGCACTAAATGATCTTTGTATTTGTTCAGCCGCAGTTCTAAAATCTAATCCTGTTGTTGCCGCAACATTACCTGTAATCTCCAACATATTTTGAAGATCATCTGCATTATCTGTGACAGTTGCTAATATACCTGATCCTCTTGATATTTCTTCCAAAGAAAATGGAACTTTAGAAGCAAATTTTGACATATTGTCAAAAGCTTTTGCTCCCTCCTCAGTATTTTTTAATAAAAATTTTAGTCTTACTTTTAAATTTTCTACTTCTTTTCCTGTATTGACTAAATTTCTAATAACTAAACCAGCACCTAAACCAATAAAAGCATTTTGAAGATTGAATACAGCACCCCTTAATTTGGTCAGACCATTTCTTAATGCACCTAAAGATTTGGTTGCTTTATCTCGTGCTACTACATCTATGAATAATTTTTGACTAGCCATTATCTATATTTACTTAATTGTTGTTGTGCCTGTCTTTGGTTTTTATACTCATCTTGCTCTTTTTTCAAGTAAGCTATCCAAAGATTAAAATGGCTCATTGGCATATCCAACACTTTTTGAATAGGAAGTTTAAGCCTATCAGCAACCACTAACATATGGTAGGTGTCAGGGTCGCTATTTACTTTTTTTCGGCTTCCTCTAATGATGATTCTGCTAATATTTTATTTGAAACAGAAGCAATAACATTTGAATCTGCGTTTCTTCTTAATTCAAATTTATCTTCTAATTTAAAAGCTTTTTTAAGATTACCTTTTTCATCTTTAACTTGAAGCTTCATAACTAATAAATCTACAAGTACATTTAAGTCTTGAAAATTATTAGATTTTTTAAAGATAATGTTTTTTTCTTCAAGTGTTAAAGGCTCAGAATAAAATACTGATGGATTACCAGCTTCGTCTTTCCATTCAGGAACTTCAATAACTGTAGTTTGTAAAGTCTCAAAATGAGATTTTACTCTATCTATAACTGACATAAATTATTATTCAGTTCCTATTGTCAAAGCATCAGTTCCTTGAAAAGTCACACTTCTAGAAACAATACCATCTAAAGGCTGTGATACAGACATACCTGTAA